GATCTTATTTCTCAAAATAAGTGGATTTATTTCCAGCCAAGCGGCACAGGAGTTCTTCGTTTCCGCGATGAAACTGGTAACAATTCCGAAACTGATCCGACTAAATACGGCGGATTGAATGATAATCCTTATCGCCTTCAACCAGCTGTACTAAATGAACGCCTTGATGGTTTTAGCCAAGCCTATTCACCTACAAGCTCAAATACATTTGGCGGCTACAGTCCTGTTCCGCTCAATGTAACAAGCTATTTACGCGATGAGGCTGGTGATAAGCACGGGATCACTTTAGGTATTTATGTTTCTAGCACTTTCAACTGGACAGATCAAGGCCTTGTTCCCATACCAGTTGGAGCAACCATGCGAGTTACCATATTATCAACCGCAAATTCGCCAAATGGCGTAGCGTTCAGGGATGATTTAGCGCGGAGTGCTATGGATGCACGCCGCACTTTTGCAAGTGTATTTGACGACGCTGGAATATTTAAACTAGGTTCTGCGCGTTTTCGTGTCACCAATATTATCGGTACGTCAACAGACGAAGGTGATGTACATGTTGATCTAACCTGTATTGAACCGGGTAATGCACCAACAATACCGTATTCTTTTGATGAGGCGTCTGATACATATGACGATTTTAGACGCGATCCACGTTTTCTAGAGAGTGAGCGTGTAACTAACTCACTTCTTGCACAAGATCAACGCGACAATATACAGAGTCCTGAACAACTTCTTGCTTCTCCAGCCATCTATGTAAAGCGCACAGAACGCCGCAGCTCACGAGTTCAAAGGGGCGGCGGTAGAGGCGGATTTTATTTTATAACTCAATACTATAATGTAACTGTAGATGCTTTTGTTAGGAATCTTAGTGGCGCAGAAATAAACTTAATACGTACTTTTATTGATCTACGCAATAGTGGATCAAGAGGCAGCGATAAACTTTTTCCTCTCAAAGCATTAGTTCGCGTGGAGGAAGCATCATACAGTACTTTAACTACCTGTAATCATGTAGATATTGCAATCCGATGCCAAGTATTTCGCAGAATTTCAGGGCGCCAACGCGAGTATGGAAGCCAACGTCGCGGAGGTTATGCCGCTAGTGATAATGGATTACAGCAACGCAGCTCAATGTTCACCGTGCGCTACAGAATAGCCGGTGGCGCCTACAATTACATACCAGGCATCTTTGTTGTCAGGCGTGCAGCCGATCAAGATAACTACGTCTACATAAAATTCAGCGGCGGTAATACTGCATATAACTGGCAATTTAAGTTTGAACCCGTTACAGATCCTATCTCTGAGGTAACTGAACGTCCAGATTTAAGACTGTCTAATGGCAACATACGCTATTTCTATATGGAAAATAGCGGGAGCGCAACCACTATTGATTTAGGCGGAGGAAGTCAGGTGTATTTTACCGGCTTCCACCGTGACAGTCAAATTACTGAATTAGCTCCTTATCCATTTCCCGCAATCAATCAATCACCCACAGCCACCAATGAGTGGGACTGGTTCAGCCTTGATGCCGATACTCAATACAACACCAGTTTTGAGCGTGGTCCCGAATTTTTGATCACCGCTGTCACCGAACAACAGCGTCAAACATTTGATCTGACACGCCTTTATCGAAATATATCATTAATCGGGTTTAATGTTTTCAGCGGCAAAAGTTTGCAAGATATGCGTGCTTTTACAACATTCGTAACCCAAGGTAGGTCGGTGCGTCGTTTGAACACGACAAACTTGAGTTTTCCATCTAGCCCAGACGGTCCAAGTTGTTTTGCGCCAGACATTCTTTTGGATACCGTTATTGATAGCGAAGACGGCATCGGCAACTACGCAGATCTGCAAGGAATTGACACTAATCAACTTGCCATCACCAAACGCTTTTGTCAAAGAAATAATCTATTCTTTGACGGCGTCATTGCAGATCGTACAAACTGGCGCAGTTTCTGGGTTAGTGCAGCACCATTCAGTTTGCTGGAATTTGCACGTATTGGTGGACTTGAAACATTAATTCCAGCCGTGCCATATAACGCCACCACAGGCGAGATAACACGTGTGGTATCCATCACTGCATTATTTAATCAGGGTAATATTTTGGCTGACTCATATAAGGAAGAGTTTATGGACTATGACGCCAATGTCCAAGATATTATTGCCACCGTCGTTTACCGCTCATTAGATACCAACGGCATTTTTGCTGTCAACCGTTCTTTATCTGTACAACTTGCAGACACTATTGAAAACGACGCGATCCAGCAAAATTTTGACCTTTCGGCTTACGTCACAACCGAAGCCCAAGCCATTATGTTCGGCAAGCTGGTCTGCAATCTTCGCCGTCACGTTCGTAGCAGTATCGAATTTAAAACTTTTCCAACCGATAGTCCGGTCATGCCTGGAGCCTTTATTTATGTTGATATCGGGCAAAATGCCTGGAATGGCATTTACACCGGAACCGTTGCTGCCGGCGGCGTACTCAATACCCCCATTGAAGGCACGATTCCCAACGGCACCTATAACATCCTGATGTATCGCAGCGGCAACGATGTCGTTTCGACTAGCGCCGTCATTACTAACAACACTGCCCCAACACTTTCCGACCGTGAAGGCTGGCTGTTTGTCCTGGGGCAAACCGTTCGCAGCAAGCGGGTCTACCGGGTTGGCGAAGTCAGCATGGACGAGGAGGGCGAAGTAACGATCCGCGCTACCATCTACCCATGCGACACCAATGACCAAAGCCTCATCGCCAATTTTGCTGACAACCTATTCACAGTCCGCCGCTAAACTGAGACGAGAACGAAGCCCTACTTCCGATGGCGTTTTATACGGGTCGCACCGGCGCATTGTTTCTCACCACTGCGGGGACCGGCGAAGTCACGCCTGCCAACACAGAAAAGGCGTTGAAATTACGCGATTGGTCACTGGAAACAACTCTTGAGCTGCTGGAAACTACGACAGTAGACACAGCCGTCAAAAGCTACACACCTGGCGTGTCTAGTGCTACGGGCAGCGCCACCCTGTTGTACTACCGCCGCGAAGGTACTACCAGTACCGAGCCCGGAACGCAATTTGATCAGTTTTTAGCCAAGATCATGAAAACCAGCGTTGCCGGTGTCAGCGAAAGTGATCGTGTCGGCATGGTGCTACGTGTTGGTGACACCGCCGGTTCAGGCAGTGATATTAAAGACGACATTGCATTTAATGCTTATATCACCAATGCTTCACTACAAGTCAGCACTGGCGAACTAAGTTCTGTAGCACTCCAATTTACAGTTGACGGAGCCTTCCGTGAATTGGTTGACGCATGACATATTTTTTAGGTCACTACGGTAAAGTAAAATTGCGCCGCAAAAGCGCAGCGACCTTCTCGTCTTCAGTTTCTCCAGCAGACGTTAATACAATCCTAAATCGTCTTGGTTTTGACGGTTCAACTGAAAATTTGCTGACTGGAGATCAGCTGCGAATCTTCACCTCCGATAACAGGGGTCTAGACTTTTTGCCTGCGGCTACATGGCCTGATGGAGGCGGAGCAACCCTGGGTGAGGTTATTGCTTATGCAAATATCAATGCAGTCGGTGGCATCCGTTTATTTGAAGAATTTTCACAAGCAATCAACAATGATCGCGCTTACGAATATGCATTAGAATCCTTTGCTGGCGCACCAATAGACATCAATGTTAGTATTTACGGCTCTGTAGAACGTGTGCTTGGCGATGTAACTGGCTTTACATTTAACACAGATCGTGAAGCACTGGAAACGACCACAATGTCGGATCGCTTCAAAAAAATGTATTCTGCTGGTTTAATCAGCGGCTCTGGCTCCATAGATTGTCTGTTTAATACACAAAATTCCGGGCTTGTTGAAAACTCATTGCTAATGCTGCAAATAATTAACCGTACAGATATTGGTAGTGAATTTAGTTGTTTTCTCCAGCTTACGGAAGATAGCGTCTACCCAAATACACAAGATATTTACTATGAATTTGAAGCCATGATCACGCGCACAGGAGTCGAAGTGCGCCCAGACCAGACGATCAACTGTGCCATAGACTTCGTGACGACCGGCGAAATTAGGTTGCTGATCGGTGAACCGTCAGGCTACATCCTTAAGGAGGATACCGACCGTCTCCGTATGCAGCAGAACCTTGACTTCCTCCTTACTGAAGTGACGGACTAAACTGCTAGAAGACTCGCCCTAACCGGAGCTGGCGCGTGGCCGACCAACGAATTACAGAACTGACTCAGCTCGCTGAGGCAAACGTCGCAGCGATTGACGTTCTGCCCATCGTAGACATTTCAGCCAGCGAGACCAAAAAAGTCACCGCCAAAGATCTGTTCGAGGCTGGCGCCACACTAGCTGACAACTCCAGCGTTGATCTAGCCAAGCTCAACCAGTCCAGCGCCACGAAGATTGGCACCACCGCACTGGCTGACGATGCCATCACTGCAGCCAAACTGGCGAACGATTCCAGCATCGTCTATGACAGTGTTGCGCCTGCTTCAGATAATTTTGAAGGTCGCGGTTTTGTCCACAGCACCACCAAACACCTCAAGATTTATGACGGCAGCACCTATCAGCAGGTCATAGCACCTACTGCCGGCATCGACGATAGCGCGGTTACCACGGTCAAAATTGCCGCAAACGCAGTCACCACGGCAAAAATTGACGCCGCTGGTCTTGGTACAGCTGCTTTAGCCGACGATGCCGTCACAACCGCAAAAATTGCTGATGACGCTGTT